AGGAAATTCGAGGCGCATTATTTGTCTACTAATTTTGACGCATAATTCTAAATTTATATTAGATAAATGACAAATAATGCCCCCAACCCCCGCCAAAGCAAGAAAAAATGGCGTATTATACCACCAGAATCAAATTTTTAAGTGCTAGGCCCCGAAGACCTTGTATCGAAAAGCGAAGCAGCCCTGTTGCTCGAAATTTCACCCTCAAGGTTAAGTCAGTATATCGGTGAAGGATTTTTAATTCCAGTTGGCGATGGAATGAGGGCAAAATTAAAGTATGGCGATGTTATTGATTTCAAAAATAGTGGAAAAATCAAACGTCAAACAAAATCATTTCGCAGTGGATCTCCAAATGGAAATCCGATTAAAGACAGGGTAATTTTTAAGGAAACCAGTGAGCTGCCACCAAAACCACAACCAATAAAACCTCAAAAATTATCAGAAGAAAGAACAAGTCTTGATGATTTTAGAAATGCTGACGGCGGTTGGGATATTGAGCTGTTGCGTGTTTCCGCTGAATTTGAAAAATTCCGCAAATTACAAGTTGAGCGGCTGGCGGTGGAGGGCTTGTATCTTGAAGCGGCCGATGTTGAGCCTGCCTGGACAAGGGCCTTGGCGAGCATCAATCAATATGTAATGACAATCCCAAGTAGACTAAAATCCGACAATCCAGAAATTTCACTTGAAATTGTTGAACAACTTGAGGTATTGTGCAGAGATGTTTTAAAAAACGCTGCTGGAGAGTTAAAAAAAGATGCCAATTAAATCCGCTTCAAACGTAATTGCTAGTCTTTCCGATTTACTGATTCCACCCGAAGACCTAAGTGGGAGCAAGTGGGCTGACAAGCATTTTTACCTGTCACAAAAAAACAGTGGTAATCCGGGGAAATGGTATACAAGGCCCTATCAGGTAGATATTCTTGACGCTTTTACCGATAGAAAACATTGGATGGTTTCTGTTATGAAATCAGCTCGTGTTGGATACACAAAATTACTCGGCATAGATACTGGGTATCACATGCACCATGATCCATGCCCCAGTTCAACAATTCAGCCAACTCAGGGCGATACAGAAAATTATTCACGCGATGAAATAGCTTCACTGATTGAAGACATTCCAGTAATCAAAGAATTATTCAAAAACGCTAAATTTAGAGACGGAACCAATAATTTGCTAGAAAAGCATTTTCCCGGCGGCATCTGGACAGGTTTTGGTGCAAATTCACCGGGGGGTTTTCGTCGTATTACTCGCCGCGTAATGCGAATGGACGAAGTTGACGGTTATCCATCGGACGGGGCTGGCAAGGAAGGTGATCAAATTGCTCTTGCAATTAACAGAACTATTGACTTTTGGAATAGAAAAGTAATTATTGGTTCAACGCCAACAGTTGAAGATTTCAGCAAAATTGAATACTATTTCAAGCAGTCGGATCAAAGGCGAAGATTTATGCCGTGCCCACATTGCGGGCACATGCAATTTCTAATTTGGAAAAATAAAGACAAACCCGGTGGTTTTTGGTGCGAGCATGATAAACCCGAAACTACTGTTTATATCTGTGAGTCCTGCGAAAAACCAATCCAGCATAGAGAAAAAAAATGGATGGATAAAAATGGCCAATGGAGGCCAACCGCTATTGCAAAAGATCCCGGTCATACAGGTTTTCACATTTGGGCAGCTTACTCCTACCAGTCAAATGCAACATGGGAGCATTTGATGCGAGCGTATCTAAATTCAAAAGATAATCCACTACAGTATCAAACCTTTATCAATACCTGGCGCGGGGAAACGTGGAAAGACTTACTAGCCAGCTCCGTAACGGCTGATGGCCTACTAGCTAGGCGTGAGGATTACGGGGGCATGGCACTACCTGAGGGCGTTCTGTGCCTAACCCTCGGCGTTGACGTTCAGGATGATTGGCTGGATTGGCAGTTAGTTGGCTGGGGCCGTGGATCAGACTCTGACTCGCCAGGACCCGAGCCTGAAGCATGGGTTATCGGTCGTGGGCAAATTTTTGGCTCTTATTCCAGAGCTGATACTTGGGAACAATTAACAGAAATGATTTGTGATGAATACAGTTTTTCAAGCGGTGCAACATTAACAATTGACGCAACTGCGATTGATAGTAGTGACGGCGACCACACTCCCTACGTCTATGAATACTGCAAAAAAATGGAAAGAAAAAATGTTTATGCAATTAAGGGGTCTAGTCAAACAAACAAACCCGTTTTAGGGAAGGGATCAAAAACTGAATACACGCATAAAGACAGACCACGAAAAGATTCTGCAACTGTTTATATTCTTGGAACAGACATTATTAAAACAAGAATAATGGGCAGATTGAGGCATCATCAGCAAATGGGGCCAGGGTATATTCACTTTCCCTGTGATGTAGATGAAGAGTATTTTACTCAATTAACCTCAGAGCATCAAATACAAAAATATCAAAGCAATGGAATGCCAAAAAGAATATGGGCAAGAAAACCAGGGCTAAGGGCTGAAACGCTTGACTCGCTTGTATATGCCTATGCAATGCTGCATATGGTTTATAGGAAATATAACAAAAAAACAATGTGGCAACAGTTTGAGCGCAGAATTTCTGCACAGCTTGAATCTTCTGGTGTAGAATTGCCAAAGAAAAGGCAAGTACCTGTTCGATCGTTTAACGTTCTGAAATGACTTTTCCCTCCTCAATTTATGCTGGCGATTCCATTCAGTGGGAGGAAAATGATTTTTCTACCGACATTACTAGCGTCGTTTATTATTTTCGCACCAATGACAATGGTGGTGCTTCCGTTTCTGGCACGCTAAGTAATTTTGTTTGGAGTTTTTCATTAAGCTCCGCAGTTTCAGCCGGAATGACTCCGGGTTTTTGGAATTTTCAGGCCATTGCCCAGACACCAGCCGGTAGCGCAACGGTCAGGACGGGCAGTTTTACTGTTGTGGCCAGTCTTGTGTTTAGCGGCACTGCGGTCGCCCTGGACAGTCGCTCAACCGCACGGAGGCGACTGGACGAGGCCCAGGAGGCGGCACACAAATTGGCAACCGGAAGTAAGGAATACAGAATTGGAACTCGAACATACAAAAGGGAGGATCTGGATAAACTGAATCAATATATAGACCTGTTAAAGGCTGATGTAGCACGGGAGTCAATTGCTGAAAAAATCAAGTCCGGCCAGGGTGACCCCCGCCGTGTTTTCGTGAGGTTCACCTGATGGGCATTCGTTCGGCACTGAGGGACTGGTGGAGCCTTGGCCCAGGCCCTAGAGCGCGACGGCTTCGGCCTGAGGCCGTCCGTGGTCAGGCGAGGATGTTTGAGGCAGCTCGCTACAACCGGCTTGTGGCGGACATTCTCGCCTCAAATACGTCGGCCGATGCGGAGCTACGCGGAAGCCTTCGCAATCTTCGTGATCGCTGCAGGAAGGAATGCAGGGACAACCCCTACGCTCGCCAGGCAAAGCGAACCACCAAGGTAAACATGGTGGGTCCATACGGAATCCGTATGCACTCTACAATTAAAAAACTTGGAACCAATGATAAGGACGATAGGCGCTGCTCGATTCAGGAGGCCGAATGGAGGAAGTGGTGCAAGGCGAATACTTGCGATGTATCCGGCCAGAAAAGTTTTAGGCAATTTGAGTGGGCAATTGCAGAATCACAGCCAGAGACTGGTGAAATCATTGTCAGGATTCATCGGCGCCCATTTGGTGGCGGAAGGATTCCACTTGCCCTTGAGTTAATTGAAGCCGATCAACTTGACGAAGATTACACGGGAAGAAGTGATAGGTTGGGTTATTACTGGCGTTTTGGCATTGAAGTTGATGAATGGGGTAGGCCCGCTAGATATGCGCTGCTGAATAAGCATCCCGGTGACATGGAGCTGGGTTATTACATTAACTCTCCACAAAAGTATTCTTTTGTTGACGCAAAGGATATTATTCATATTTTCTTCCCAGAGCGAGCAAATCAATCCAGGGGCATTCCTTGGCTTACGTCCGTTGTCTTAACAGGGCACAATCTAAATCAGTACGAAAAAGCACATTGGGTGCGTAAGCGTGTTCAGGCCGGCTCGCTCGGATTCATAATTCCGGGCGATCCAGAATTTCCGGTTGGTGATCTTGATGAAGACGGAAATCCGGTAACTGATGGAGGTAAGCGTGTGATTGACACGGAGCCTGGTCAGTGGAGCGTGTTAATGCCCGGTGACACTGTTCAGCCGCCAGATTTCGGGCCGGACGATGGCATGTATCCACAGGTTGTTCAAAATCTAATTAGAAGGTATAGCGCTGGCTATGGCGCAAGCTACGAAACAATCTCAAGGGATTACAGTGGCACAAGTTTTTCCAGTGTAAAGGCATCAAGGATTGAAGACCATGATAACTGGAAAACAATTCATCAGCATTTTATTGAGCTGTTTCATCAGCGGGTGTTTGAGGAATGGAATGAAGCAGCCGTTATTTCTAACGTATTACCGCTTAAATTATTTGGAGATTATGCAGTTAGGCCCGAACGATATAATTCACCAAGATGGCAGCCTCGCACTTGGGAATGGGTTGATATTGACAAAGAAGTGAAAAGAATTGAGGCAGAAAGAAAACTCATGCTTAAAACACATGCAGAGCAAATTGAAGACTATGACGGTGGAGACTTTACGGAAAAAATGGCAACAATTCAAAGTGAAAATGCAATTAAAATTGAAAAAGACCTTCCGATTGGGCCATATGACCCTGTTCCATCTGATCCAATGAGTGATAATGGAACAGATTCAAGTACGTTGCCAGCAGATGCCACAAACCAAAGCCAAGCCGGGTGAGTTAGCCATTGGCGAATTTGTTTACTGGTTGAGCGGCAACCAGGAAATGTATGGACAAATTACAGAAATTGAATTTGAGGACGAAGCGGAAAACGGCCAAGACATTGGGCCAAAAGCAAAAATTCTCGTTTACATGCCTTCTGGTGCGTCATGGGAGCCTTCCGAAATGACTGCGGAAGTAATGTTTATCGATCTTGCAAAAATTGATCCATTGCGATCATTTGACAAGTCATTGATCACTGGCGTGCGTTTGCGCGAAATCCTGGGAGATCGTCGCGTCGAAAGCCGGATGCTCCCAGGCGGGCTAACCGTTGAAAAGCAAGACAACGGCGAATTAACTTTTTCATTTTCATCTGAGGAACCCGTTCAGCGCTGGTTCGGGACTGAGGTTCTGAGCCATGATCCCGGCGCCATGGATTTGTCCAGGGCAAATGATGGGGCTCCATATCTGTGGAACCACGATCGAGACGTGGTTTTGGGCAAATTAGAAAAAGCATGGCTTGGCGCCGATCGTAAGTGCTATACGAAGCCAAAATGGAGTCGAAATACCGAGGAAAGGGGATCTGTCGAATGGAAACGCCGGAATGACATTGAAGACGGAACATGTCGCAACGTAAGTTTTGCTTATGAAATTATAGAGATGAAAGAAATGTCACCCGATAATTACTTAATTACAAAATGGAATGTCCTGGAAGTATCTTCTGTTAGTGTTCCGGCAGATCAAACGGTTGGCCTAGGTCGTGCCGCTGATAGCATTGATTCGGTTATACTGGAACCCGAAACCGGAAGCCCTGCCGGTACCGCTCAGGCGGCTATTGCCGCGTCACCAAACACAAAAACAATGACCGAAGCCAATGATTCGGTGACGCTGCGGCAGCAGGCAGTCACGGAAGAGCGAAATCGAATTGAGAATGTTCGCGCAATGTGCGAGCGTTTTGAAGTCAAAGATGAATTGCGCGATAAATTGATCAATGAAGGCACTTCGCTTGAGGATGCCTGCGTTGAAATCCGCGAGGCATCGCCAAAATTCAAGAAAGTCGAACTTTCCACCGGCTCCCACCATTCCGGCGCCGATCTACTGGGGATGGATCAAAAAGAGATCCAGCGTTATTCGATTCTGAAATTGATTCGCGCAATTACAAATCCTCAAGACCTTCGTGCCCAGCAAGAAGCCTCGTATGAACTTTCCGTCAGCCGTGATTACGAAAAACTGACCGGGCAGGCCCCCAAGGGGCATTACGTTCCTGCTGACGTGCTTGGCGATCGTCAATTTGCCCGTGCCGTTGCCGGTGGTCAAAACGTCGGCGTTTTTGCTGATGGCGGAGCATTGGTTGCGACTGATTATCTTTCCGGGTCTTTTGTTGACCTGTTGAAAAATCAATCGTCTATCATGGCGCTCAACCCAACCATTCTTTCTGGCCTGGTTGGCAACGTTGAAATTCCCAAAAAGACCGGGAAAAGCACTTATTACTTTATCGGGGAAGACGTTGATATCAATGCAAGCAAATTGCAGTTCGGCATGGTGAACATGACGCCAAAAACAATTGCCGTTCGTGTTCCCATTTCCCGTCAGACCATGCTCCAGACCACTCCAGCGGTTGAGGGCCTTGTTCGCACTGACATCATTGAGGAAGTTGCCCTCGGGATGGACGCCACCGCCGTTTACGGCACCGGCAGTTCAAGCCGTCCACTGGGCCTGTCCAACATTCCTGGTATTGGTGCTGTTTCCATGTCCGGCGGCACTAGTAAGACTTTTCCGGCCGACCTAGGCGGCGGTTCTCACGATTGCGGTGACTGGTCTGACTACGTTGACCTGGAAACCGCGATTTACGCGACAAACGCAAACGTCGCTGGCATGGCCTATCTGGGAAATAGCGTTGTTCGTGGCGCACTCAAGCAGACGCTTCGGGCTTCGACTGCTGGTTCTGATTTCATCATGCGTGATGATGGCAGTGTCAACGGCTACAACTTCCAAGTTAGCAATCAAATTCAAACCAACGACGTTTTCTTTGGTAATTTCTCCGATGCCGTAATCGGCCTTTGGGGCGGACTGGACATGACGATTGACCCCTACACCCAGGCCGCCAGTGGTCAGGTGGTCATTAACGTTTTCCAGTCGTTTGACTTTGCCGTTCGTCGCGCACAGTCGTTCGCAAAGGGCACCTGATATGATTGAAAGGCGTTTTGATACCAACGGAGTGACTGAAATTTTGGACGGTTTTGACTGGATCGAAATTATCTCTGACTGTTGGAATGGCGACGCCTTTCTTTCCGTTGGCAAGGTTATTCAGCTTCCCTCGCCAATTGCCAGGCAAATTATTGAAGCTAAACGGGCCATTCCTGCGGATGCGCCGCTTCCGGCCCCAGTAAAACCAGCACCAAAACCAACCGCAAAGGCTTAAAATGTCAATTCGTCAAGGCAATCTGGAAGTTTTTCAGAGCTTTCCGCTTCATCCGACCGCCAGCGAAACCGCCAGTTTTACCGGCGCAACCACCAACATTGTCGATCTTCAGCTATTTGATGGGGAGGTCCGCATCGCCCTTGATTGCGCTGCTGGCACTGGTGGCACCACAACTTTGGCACTCAAAATTCAACACTCCGACACCACCACATCCGGTGATTTTGTTGATGTGACCAGTGGTGCGTTTACTTCGCTCACTACGTCTGCATCGTTTCAGACTCTTTTCCTGAATCGAAATGACCTGAAGCGCTACATTCGTCTGGTAACTACGCAGGGCGCTGGCTCGACCTACGTTTATTCCGTTCGCGGAATGGGCACGCTCAAGTACCAGTGATGTTTGAAGAAAATCTTGATGATTTTCTTGCGAATTTTGGCGTCGGCGTAACCGCTGGCGCCATTTCTGGCCTTGGTATTTTGGATGTAAATGCGGAAATAATTTTAGATGGCCAAGTCCATAATTTTCAATACGCTTTAACTTGTCGCGCTGATTTATTTGGCGGACTTCAGTACATGACCGCAATAAATGTAAATGGTGTTGCGTTTCAGGTGAGGCGTGAGCCAACGCCAATCGATGATGGTGCATTTGTAATTGCTGAGCTTAAAAGAGTAACAGTATTGCAGCCAACTGCAAAAACTGTAATTGACCTTGACGGTGGTACTGCACCAGGCGGATACACACCATCAAACGTTCCACAGTTAATTGCTGATTACGACGGTGGAACGTCAACTGTTGATATACTGGATGGAAATGATCTTGACAGCGGAGAGCCATGACTGATTTCGCTATTCTTCGCCTATATCGAATGACGGCAGCAGAGTGGACAGCGAGTAACTATATTCTTGAAGATGGTCGTGAGGGATATGAAGTTGATACCAGAAAAAGAAAAGTTGGCAATGGCGTAACGGCGTGGAACAGTCTCTCGTACGACACCGCCGCAAATCTTGATACAGTTCGCGGCCAAATATCTATAATTACCGATGCTGTTAATCCAATCGCGACTCAGTCAACATATCAAGTTTCCACGATGACGGGAACACTTGATAGTGCAAATTCTTCTGGAGTAGTCAGGGGAACGACAAGTCTTTTTGCGTTAAAAAACAATACAACAGCAAGTAGAATCTTTGATGTTTCAGTCTCAGCAAATTGCTCCGCTGGAAACAATCATATTCTTGGAGTTCGATTGGCCAAAAACGGAACCTCAATTCCAGAATCTGAATTTAGAGGTGTCGCAACTTCAAGTACGGTAGATGCCGAGCTTCATACAAAATGGATGGTTTCTTTGAGCGCTGGTCAGGAAGTGTCATTGCATTTTGCAAATTTTACCCAAATTCACGACATAACCGTAAAAAGAGCGAAAATGGTTGCGATTGCTGTAGGATAGGCTCACTGCGGTTTTACTATGCCGGTCACAATTGGCACGGTTCCAAATACGGAGGTTTATACGCTTGCGGACTTGACCGCAACCGGAACCTCTGAAGTTGTTTCGACTTCCGGCCCACACATTTATTTTTCTGTGACCAGCTCCTCTGTAACTGGCGCGGTAGTTGTTCGTCTTGAGGGAAGTCTTACAAATGCAGCTGGTTCCTTTTTCAATCTAAGCACTTCAAACGCTGATATTACAATTTCTACGAATACAACCGAAGCCTATTACACACAGGCTCCCGTTAAATTTGTCAGAGTCAATGTTATTTCCATTGCATCTGGCATCCCCACAATCAAAGTTTCAATTGGAGTTTGTCGATGATCGACCTTCAGGCCGGAGTCAGCAGTTCGATTGACTCAAAAACACCATCACTTCCAGGGACAGACGCCTTAATTAGCGTTGCGTCCTCCGCAACAACTGTTACCCTGTTTTCGGCAAGGACTGGCAGGAAAAGCACGTTAATCGTGAATGACAGTACGTCGGTGCTGCGAATTGGAACCACCACGCCGGTAACTGCCGCAAACGCAAGAATTAAATTTCCGGCTAATCAAGCGGCATCGATTTCCGCGTCTGAGTATCCATTTATTGTTGGAACTGTTTATGCAATTTGGGAATCTGCGAACGGAACTGCTCAAGTTACGGAATCGTATTGATGAAGCCATTATTTTTGTTTGACTACGATCTGCTGGCATTTGTGCAACCGTCTGCACTGGTCGATTATCAGTTCCGCTTGCAAGGAACGCTGACAAATTACGGCAGTGTTGGCGGGTCGTTGGCATTAACGCGCTCTGGGAATGGAACGTTTATTGGTAGCAACGGCCTATTGCAAACAGCCAGCACAAACGTTGCGAGGTTTGATTTTGACCCCGTGTCACTGACGCGGCGAGGATTGCTGTTTGAGGGGCAGGCCACAAATTTGCTGCGAAATAGCTCTGATTTTGCTAATAGTACCTATTGGACTAGAGGATTTACGCCAATCGCTGATAATGTAACTTCAATCGATGGCACAACTAACGCTGACACGCTGCCATTCAGCCAAACTGGCGGGTCGCAATCAGGCGCACAAATTGTCCAGAAAACAACAGGTCTAACGGTTTCTACGAGTTACGTCGCAAGTGTTTACTTAAAGGAGGTTACGCCGGGGTTTAAGTTAAAAATATCAAGAACAAACGGAACAACGTGGGC